ACAGCTTTGTCGTAGTTGTAAGCAAGCACTTCACGGCCATTTCGGACGGTGGAGCCAATAATTGCGGCATCTAAACCGTCAATTGCTACTACTTCAATGTCGCTCATGTCGTATATTAGCTCTACTAATAATTAATCACAAGAAAAATCGTTAATCGTCTTAATCCACCAGTAAAACATGTCCTCTGAGAGGGTGTGTTTCATGATGTTAATTCGATAGGCGACAAGTTGGATGTTATGAATCGTGTAACCTTTGTCTCCACTGATTCGGTCGATGGAGGCGTTGTACTCTTTGTGGCCAGTTCCATCTTTGTGGTGTGTAAGGTACACGCCGGATATGGCGCATTTGCCGTCTTGCTTCTCCCACAGTGCGACAAGGTCCTCTGGTTCAATATTCCATGTAATGCCACCGTTCCGCTTTCCAGATTTAACAGTAGACATGCTCTGGGAATATACGTTACGCAGGTAACTTTCATAGGAGCTGGAAACTCTGGTCTCGTTTTGCTGCTTTTTGCAGGCCATGCACACGTTACGTCCTACGCGGAATTCCGACTCATCCAGGGTCTTATTACATGACAAGCACTCTTTGGTAGTTGCTGTCATGGTTGAGCATATTAGCATAGCTAATTGTTTTGGATCACTTTTTCAGAAATTTTTTCAGAAAATTTTTTTTAAAAATATTGTCTATATCGCTCACTCAATCTCTCCCCCCCGCGTGGTCGAGAGGTGCGTTCCCCGAATCGCAGTTTTGGAACCTTGTTTCCGTTTTCGGCACAGGGACCCCTACTCGATTTCTCGCTAGCGAGAACTCGGTCGGTTTTGTAGGTGAAGCAGGCAAATGGGTTTGTCTGCTCGCTAACTTGCTTAGGAGGACTCGTTATGAGCCAAGCAAAACCAATACAACTGAAGACTAACAACGCCGGACGCATCTTTGCCAAGATCAAGAACGGCAACATCTACCGCCTCAATGCAATTGTCGCGCCTGACCGAGCGGCGGCTGTGATCTCGCGCATCGAAGATGCGGGCAAGATCCAGCTGAAGCACTGGACGCGGTGCGATGTAGACCAACCTCGAGCACAGGACGCGAGTCGAGATCAAGGGTCCGCGCCCCGCGATGAGTACCTCGCGGTCTGGGAAGCGCGTTGCCAGGAAGCGTACGTGGCGCGCAACACCTCTAAGTTGCGAGGCATGATCGCTCGCAAGCAGAAGAAGCTCGCAGCACTGACGGCTTCTGACTGCCCCAAAGATCAGGACTTGATCTACATCGTGTCGCGAGAACAAGAGATAGCTCAAGGATGGCTCCAAGCCGCTTTGTCGATGGAGGCAGCGTAATGACTACTTCAGAAATGTTCGAGAGACACCTCAACCCTCAACGCTTCGAGCCCCGCGCACAGCGCGTGTCTCGTAGCCCCACCATAGCGAACAGCGAGAAAGCGCTTCAGCGCGAGTATCGCAAGTATCGCAACATGGGCTTTTCGCACGATGAATCGCGTTGGAAGACCTATCAACATCACACCAAGAAACTCTAACGGAGAAAGCCCATGAAACATCGTAGAACTAAGCACCGTAGGCGCACGAATCGTAGATCGCGGCACACGGATCACGGTCAGGACATCATGCTCGTTGGTCTGTTGTTCATGCTCGCGCTCCTCCACAGCGTCGTGTTCAACGGCTTCGCATGACCTGTGTCAGCTGTGTCAACCTGTGTCAGGAACGAATCACCTTTCTGACACAGAAAAACCCCCTAACTATCATACACTTAACACCATCTGTGTCAGCTGTGTCGGATGTGTCAGCTTTTTTGAGTTGTTTACAGAGTTTTTTTAAAAACACGTTTTTTTTTCTAAAAAGAACTTCAACTTGAAATTACCCTGCACACACTGCACACATCTCTGAAACCCGCATGGTTGCTGACTTTTTAGTCTTTCAAACCCTGCACACAAGTGCGCACACACCCTGCACACATAGCCCTGTTCCGAGCACACACCACGAATATGGACCGCGAACCACGGTTCGTGACCCGTAAATCTCAGTTATTGCGTCGTACGTAGGGGCCCCCCTGGCAAATACGCAACGCAAACCAAAAAACCGCGTCGTCGTCGTTGTCCGCCCTGGCAGCACAGAACGACGCACCTCACCAGCTGACCCAAACGATTAGTCGCTAGCTCCTAATCGGGTCGGCTTTTTCTATGAGTTTGGCAATTCGGTCAGCTCTATAATTATTAGTTGTAGTATTATTCCGTAGGAGGAATTAACAATGGATACATTAAATAAACCTTTGAACTTTAACTCTGAATCTTGGGACTTGTTCTGTGCTGACTCAGATCAGCATGAGCGCGACTGGGACTATGATGCGTCGTCCGAGGCTGCAGATTTCGTCGACCCATCAACCACTAATGCGTTCGAGGTGAAGTCATGAGTAGTTCAAAAGCGTTGCAAGTCCGAGAAAGTCTTCTCAACCGTTTCATCAAAGATCCACGAACCAGAAAGGTTGCAGGCGTTGTCTGCGACCACTGGAAAGAGATCGCGGCTGTTGTAGTGGTTGGCTTAGTAATGGAAGACGTAGACACAGTCGCAGATATGGCTGAAGCGTCCTTTGCAGTAGATCTCATGACAGCTATGTCTGAAGGAGTCATCAAATGATTACTTATAAAGAAATGTTCCGTTTAGACCAAATCGAAAGCGAATCTCAATGGAAGGAGATCGCTTCGGTACTTACCCCACTTTTACAACATGACGCCTCGTTCAACGAAGGCAGATGCGACGAACCTCTAATCGGTTACGAGGAAGAGCTGTGTAGGCATCTCAGTCATCTCGTTCAGGAATACGTTTATCAGCAGGGAGGTGACCACTAATGGCTATGACTGATATCGAGAAAAAAGCAAAAGCTAAAGAACGTCGCATCGAGCGAGCAAACAACGAGTTTGATGAACTGCGTGAATCCCTCCCAGAGGGGTTCCACGTTGGATACATCGGTAATTGTGGGTACGTCGGCAAAACGTACATCGATGACCGTGCTTGGGCTATCTACAGAGAGCATGGTGAAGAACGTCCGTACACCGATAAAGACTGGATCGGAAGAGCTCGCCACGCAGAGCGTTACAAACTCAATAGATACATCAATTTAATTCGTTGGGCACACGGTGAAGAGGTATATGCAAATGCAGATTCATAGCAAAGAAATCATTTCGTCTTTGGAAGCAAAGATCGCTAATCACGCAGATCCCAAGGAAGAGGATCTGCTCATCTCAGCAATGGGCGTCATGGAGACGTGCGCACCGTACGTCGGACAGATGTGCGCGGAATATCTCAACGGTGAATGGCTGTGGCAACCGTACGGCAGGCTCAGCGATTACATGGGCAGTGTAGAAGAAGCCCAAGCTCAATTGGAGGAATGGTCATGAAAACTCAAAGCTCAATCTCAATCTCAAGCTCAAAGCGCCCAATGCGTCGAGCATTGCGCCGCTGGAGACCGTTGTTCGACGCAATCGTGGCGGCAGGGATCACAGTTCTGTTGATCCCCGTGGTTGCGTTTCTTCTCACACTCTTTGTTGTGATAGCACAGCAATAAATTAATCAAGCAGTACACCGAAGCCGATTCGGTAACCACGTACGTGGTTACCGGTCGGTTTTTTTCATGTCTGCGGCAATTCAGTCGTAAGCATTAATCAATTACGTCCTTTGGAGGGCAATATGGAACATTCAACTTTTATCTCACAAGTTATCACCAACATGACTTCGAATAAAAACCGCAATGGCAAGATCGCGGAGTTGGTCGACTCAGCTGATCACAAGCTCCCTGCGAACCGCATAGCAGTTACTTGGGAGTCTCTGAAAACTCAACGTCAGGAAGCCAAGATCAACGCAGTTAAGTCTGGCGTGCCTGCTCCAGAAATGGAGGTCAAGCCCGAGCACCTGTTGAGCTTCGTTCAGCAAGTGATGAATAACTGCTGTTGGGCGGCTCGTCGCGTTGGCAATTCGGGCAAGCAGAAAGATCTAGCCAACGGCTTGGATTTCTCGCAGTCCGTTGCAGAGCAGGCGGGTCACCTCGAGAGCGCGCGGCTTAAAGATGTAGAAGCTACGTTGATGGATGACTTTGGCATTCTAAACGAGCTCCACTCTTGGTTGTGCAGTGAAATGAACTACATGAGCGATCTCGATCCGTTGTTCTTGTACGCAGAGAAGGTTTGCGTTGATGAGGAACAGCAGGTGTACGAGCACACTCACATGCTCATGGAGTTCAATGACGTGATGTCTGTTCTGGAAGAGAAGTCCAAGGAACTTGGTGAGCTCAAGAATCAGCAGACTCGCGAGCACGCATCTACTCACGTGTTTGGTGCTAAGCAGAAGCCTAAGAAGGCGTCTAAGAAAGCCGCTTAGTAGATAGTTTCTCCCCCTACGCCCATCCGGCCCTTGTGGTCGGGTGGGTTTTTTTATGTCCGCCACTGGTCTCAAAAGCTCAAGGGGCTCAAGGGGCTTTATGGAACGCGAACAAATAATTTTGACTAACAATATTAGTATTACTATTATTAGTAACGGTACTACACGAGGAGCGTGAACCATGAACCGCGATCAGCTACTCACGGCTATCAAATATTATGCGTCGTNNGAATGGTAGCGAGGACGAACCGTGTACATCGAATCACAACCCGTGTTGCAAGTAGAAACAATCCCGATAGAGGTCGCCATACGCAAAGAGCGAACTCGTTTGCAAGATATCGAATGGGAGACCGATCAAAGACCTAGCGATTGGTTGCTCAGATATATGGAGAGTGAAAGACGCAGAGGCGTCACTGTCTGGGTCACAAATCTATGACGGAGAAAGCCCATGAAATATTCAGATAAAGAAAAGGCCGCTCTGGCATATCACGAAAGACTCCATGAAATGTACGCCATCATGGAATCAAAACGGAGAAAGCCCATGAAAAAACTTAAAGATATCGACAGAGAACAAATCTCTGATCAAACCAAATTGTATGCGTTGTTAGGCGCTGCGCAGGTGAGCGCCGCGTCGGCGACGGTCTTTACCTGGCTGGGTAAACGCTGCGACGCAATGCATACGTATTTCTTAGCCAAATCGGCTCATTACCGGAGGTAACTATGGCTATTTTTAAAGAAGACTTTCCGTTCAACGAACTAAAGATGCCGGACGGTGACTACTACCAAACCATCGAGCAAATGGAAAACGCAGGCTTTGAGCCTAACCAGATGTGGTCAGTAGTAGAAGCCGATAGCGACGACGGTAGCGAATGGTACATCTACGGACCGCGAGGACACATCGTGAACCGTATGCATTACGTCGCGACCGCTGAATACCACGACGGTGAAACATACTACGAAGAATGTATCAGAGAGCCCGATCCATTCTTCTGCGCATCATGTGACGACTAAGAGGAAGTAATCATGGAAAAAGAAGTAACCGAATCTGCTCAGTTTGCTGAGCGCGTACTCGAACTGCGCAACAACATCATGCATTCCCTGCCTGATAACAGCGCAACCGATGAAGTAATTCTTGCAGGGCTTACGTTGTTTTTCCAAGCCGCTTATTGGGCGACAGATCACGACCACGAAATGGTCGAGAAAATGACGCGCGACTGTATGGAATTGGCTCAAAAAATGAATGAGTCCAACGCAGACACTGTTCATTAATTAGAAGGGGTAGGACCCATCTAGTGAGGCGTGCTCGTATCGCCTCCCCTATTTAAGGTGTGGCGGTCACCGCACCACTTAGTTCCGATGCTTACTACGTTGCTCCCCCATAAATTATTGTCAGTAACGCAGTACGTCAAATACGGGGTCCGTAATTAGCATACGTTAAATCGGAACATGACCCCTTATCACTAACCAACCAACAGGAGGCTGTTATGCCCTCGCTAAACGTACGCCAACAGAAAGTTGGCAGAAACTTTGAATCCGCAATCCGCTCATCTGGATTAACCCGAACCGCACTCGCTGAACAACTAGGTGTGCATCAATCCTCATTTGCTTATTGGTACAAGCGCGGTGTTACCAAACCGCATGCCCAAAAGACAGCTGACATCCTCGGTATAGATGTCAACGAAATCATGTCTACGCACAAACGTAAGTCTAAAAAGTTCCTCCTCGATGAGCTTCGTGAGTCAAAAGCAAACCTCAATCAAACCGAACCACGGACCGTGAACATCGAGCTTCTAACGCTAATCGCGAAGATGCGTCTCTCGGCGCAGCAGGAAGCGACGCTTCTTTCACTCGCGCTCACATTCTTGGGCGAAGAGTCGTGAACAGCGAAGAGTTCTGGGCATGGCTTGATACATGCCCAACCCACAAGTGGGACGTAGTCCAATGGGAAGGCGACTACTGCCGAGTAATTTTCCCTATTGATGACGAAGAGGACGAATCATGACTAAAACAGAAGCAATAGCCGTGCTCACTACCGCAGTCGATTGCTATGTCGACGATTGCATTGCAACCATGGAAAGCAACGAAAGAGCCGAAGTATGGCAAGCGTACCACCTTATAAGAAATGTACTTGAACGCTCAATCGCAGAAGAAGGAGACGAATCATGAAACACCAACACGCCTGTAGCTTGGCGTTCATCCTCATAAGCGATGACGAAAACGGCACAGATCTAACGCCCGAAATGTACCGCATCGCCATAAAAGAAACTGTTGATCGGCTTGATCGTTTCGATATGTGGAACTCAGCAATCAACATCATGAAATCGTATCCAATAAGAGAGGAGGACGAATCATGAACCGCATGCCTTGCAGTATCACCGACGGACCGCAGTACGACGATGATGATTTTAAAACCCCAACGTACGAGCCTGATCCCGACGACGCATACGACCGTTGGCGAGAAGAGCAAGAACGTAACCCCAAGACCGGAAACCTCGAACCACTAATCACACCTCATGTAGGAGACAAAGTATGAGAACCATCCGACCATCCGATCTCACAGCAGAGATCAAAGCCAACGCACTAGCTGGCATACCGACGATGATCTGGGGCGGCCCAGGTGAAGGTAAGTCAGAGATTGTTTATGGCGTAGCAAAAGAAATGAACGCCAAGCTGTTCGAAATACGTGCCAACCTGTTCGACCCAGTCGATGTACGTGGTGGCTTGAAAGTTGTCGAGCAAGAAGACGGCACGTACCGCACTCGATACGGTGTGCCCGAAGATTACCCAGACACTAACTACCAAGGCACTGTAATCATCTTCATCGATGAGCTCAGTACCGCACCCAAAGCCACTCAGAACTCACTGTTGCAACTTCTTACTACTCGTAAGATCGGTACGTATGAGTGTCCCAAAGACACGATCTTCATCGCAGCTGGTAACCGCGCAATCGACCGTGCCGCGGTACACGAGATGCCGACGCCTGTTAAAAATCGCTTCAGTCACTTCACCCTCGAGGCGAACATTGACGATTGGGTAGCGTGGGCCGTGAACTCGCACATCGATCCATCAGTCGTGAGCTTCCTACGTTACCGCCCGCAGCTCCTCAGCGACGCAGACGCAACACAGAATGCGTTCCCGACGCCTCGTGCCTGGGATTACGTCAGCCGCAAACTGCCGTTTATGACTGATGAGTTCTACGGTGTTGCGTCGCTCGTCGGTGACGGTGCCGCTGGTGAATACATTGCGTTCAAGCAGATCTACCAAGAAGTGCCTGACATCGATGTCATCCTCGAGAAACCAACCACCACCCGCGTACCAACCGGCACCTCAGTACTGTACGCAGTTTGTGGTGCACTGACTGGCCGCGTCGATGCAGACAACTTCGAAGCAGTAATGAAATACACGAAGCGCATGCCACCTGAGTATCAGGTAATTGTTATTCGTGACTCACTCGCGAAGGATCGTTCGCTCATGCAAACCGAGCACTTCACCAAATGGACTCAAGAAAACGCTGACGTACTTCTATGAGAACGCTACTAAATGCAGTGCTCTTCGGAGCACTCGCGTTCTTTATCGTCCTTGAATTTAACTTATATATAGGAGAAACATCATGGCTTCAGTAAGAATGACCAATGAACTGCGGTACGATATCCGCCGGAACGCAGAAAACGCGTACGACTTAGCTAACCCCGAACCCCTACCAAGTACCGAGTACGCAGACCGCGTGCGACGTGCCGTAACCAATAGCCCCGCACAAAAGTTCTTGAAAGATATGGCTGAGATTGGCGCAGAACGCGGTATCAATAAGCTAGAACACGGCAATCAGAAGATCTTGCCGTTTGTTAACAAAGAAGCAGTCACTGGTATCGACTTAAAACGTAAAGCTCCCAGTACAGATAATACAAACGCTGTCGAGCGACACATCATCAAGTTCAATACTCAGATGCACAAGTACTACGTAACAGAAGAAAACTACAATCGTTGGGGCAACCCAACCGTTTGGGTAGAAGACTTCTCAGATGACGACCGTCTTGAAATTACCGACCTATTTCTTGCACACGAAGCTAGACACGAAACTTGGTTCGGGTCCAAACAAGCTTACGAAACAAGCATCAGACATCTGCTCGATAGCGTAACAACGCTCAAGCAGCTTCTTGAAGTCTGGCCAGCCGCTGAATCACTTGTGCCTGCTGAAAAGATTCAAAAGATGCACACCAAAGAAAATCGTAAGCAACAAGCAAACCGAGTCAGAGAAGAAGTCAACTTTGATCCTACCATCGCCAACCAAGCCGTACTCACAGCTAAAATGCTAGGAGGCTAATATGTCTGCTGAAAGCGACATGCTCAAAGCTCGGGCTCAACTGCTAATGGATCAGCCGTTCTTCGGCACGTTAGCGTTGAAACTCAAGTTGGTACAAGACGATGACAACTGTGAGACAGCCGCTACCGATGGTACGCGGCTTGTCTACAACAGTAAGTTCGTCAGTAAACTCGACACCGTTACACGCAAAGGTCTCATTGCGCACGAAGTGATGCACTGTGTGTTCAATCACATGACGCGTCGTCAGCAACGGGACGCTAAGCTGTGGAACATCGCCACTGACTTTGCCATCAACCTTCACCTTCTAGACTGTGGCTTTGTGCTACCTGAAGGTGGTCTTGTTGATAAGCAGTACAAAGACATGTCTGCCGATGCTATCTACAACAAGCTCGACAAGGACAACCCGCCTAAGCAATGTCCTTGGGGCATGGTTATGGACGCGGGCGCAGGTCAGGTCCAAGCAGGAAGCAACGCAGCGATGGAGTCCGACTGGCAAGTGGCTGTTACTCAAGCCGCAGAAGTCGCCAAGCAAGCAGGCAAGCTCCCAGGTCAAATGGAACGCTTCATTCAAGACATCGTCAAACCCGTCGTTGATTGGCGGAGTGTGTTGTGGCCTTTCTGTACGTCGCTTACTCGTGACGATTACAGCTGGCGCAAACCGCACCGCGCGTACATCAGTGAAGACGAGTACTTACCGTCGATGCTCAACGAGTCTGCAGGCCACGTCGCAGTAATCATTGATTCGTCTGGTTCTTGTGCCGATTACTGGGAACAGTTCCTTGGTGAAATGTCAGCCATCCATTCAGAACTACGACCATCTCAGATGACAATCATCCATTGCGACTACGACGTAGCACATGTTGATGAAGTCGACCCTGAAGACCAGTTTCCAATGACGCCCGTAAAGGGCGGTGGCGGCACTGCGTTCAAACCAGCGTTTGATTACATCAACGAAAACCATCCGGAAGTAGAAGCGGCTGTGTATTTGACGGACCTCGAGTCGCACGACTTCGGTGATGAGCCACCATATCCTGTTCTATGGGTCTCAACTGAACGACACGAAGCCCCTTGGGGGCAGACTTGTTACATCCAGCTGTAATACTTGAACTAATATATTAGCGGTAGTACTATTTCGCTCTACTAGGAGAGTACGATGAGTATTAATGACGCAACACCACGTGAATGGGACCGCGCAACTAAGTCCCGAACCCCGCACGACATAGAAGACTACTTCGATCCATACGATCAACCCCCAGTGGCAGATCCAGTTAGTGCACCCCCGCACTACAACGCTGGGAACATCGAATGCATCGACGCAATTCAAGAGTCAATGACATCCGACGCCTTCAAAGGTTACTGCAAAGGCAACGCACTGAAATATATATGGCGCATGTCTTACAAAGGTAAGCCGATCGAGGATCTTCGAAAAGCTATCTGGTACATCGAGCGCCTTATCGAATCTGAGTTGGAGCACCCAACAATACTGAAGAAATGATCAGTAATGTCTGGACAGACATCGAAGGCGCAGTCGAAGAAGGGCATTTCATACAAAACCAGCTAGGTAAGACCGCTTACCTAGCGTGTGACATGCAACGCAACCTTTATGTCTTTACTCACGAAGAGCTAAAGGCGTTCAAAAAGAAGCTCAAAATCTTAGAAATATTCCACCCTGGAGGGCGCTTAAATGAACACAAAGGATTACTTTCAAGCTATACCTGATCTCGAAGAAGACCTATTACACCCTGAGTTCCATACCTATACAGCTGTATGGATGAAGTCGCGAATGCCTGACGCCTACAACGAACTCAAGGCTCGCTTCAAAGCAATCGAAAGCGAAATCATGGCTCAACACGCATGCAATGATGCGAACACGGAGCTACCGTTCTGATGCTTATAACTCTCGACTTTGAAACCTATTACGACAAGCAATTGTCACTAACTAAAATGACGACAATGGACTACATCCGACACGAGAAGTTCAAAGTGTGGGGCGTAGGCATCAAGATAAATCATGATGAGACAGAGTGGTACGGCGAAGAAGAATGCGAAGACGCACTACGGGCCCTGGACTGGGACGACGCAACACTGATCTGTCACAACACTCCATTCGATGGTTATATTTTGACCAGATACTACGGACTGATACCAAAGTATTACGTCGATACCGCGGCAATGAGTCGCGGACTGTTCCCTGGCCAGAGCGCCCGCTTAAAAGACTGTGCTATACGCGCTTTCCCCGATGACGCGACAATGCGTAAAGGTGAAGAGCTTGCTGACGCCAAAGGTATCTATGACCTCGATCCAGAGTTGGAGGAGTCTATTGCAGGTTACTGCATACAAGACGTTGACCTGACTCATGCAATCTATCTTGCTTGGGCACACAAGATGCCTGAATCAGAAATGGATCTCGTCGATATGACGTGCCGTATGTTCTGTGAGCCAAAGCTAACCGTGAACCGCGAAGCACTAATCACGTTTCGTGATGAACAGATCGCGCACAGTGCGTCGCTCATCGATGCAGCAGGCGTCGACCGCAAAGTACTCAGCTCCAATCAACAGTTCTCTGAGTACATATATGAGCTGGGTATCGTGCCACCGACAAAGAAGTCACCGACGACCGGTAAAGATATCCCCGCACTCGGCAAAAACGACAAGGCATATCAACAGATGTGCAACATGTATCCCCAGTTCCAGCACATATGGGATGCGCGCAAGGCAGTAAAAAGTCGTATCAACGAGACCAGGGCCCAGCGCTTCATCGACGCAACGCATGACGACGGCACCATCAGCGTACCGTTGCGTTACTACGCCGCTCATACCGGACGCTTCGGTGGCACTGAAAAGATCAACATGCAGAACATGCCGCGCAACTCAGAGCTCCGCAAAGCGCTATGCGCACCAGAGGGGTCTCTAGTGTTCGTCGCTGACTTATCAAACATCGAAGCGCGCATGCTTGCATGGCTCGCAGACGAAGTTGACCTACTTGACCAATTTAGGTCAGGTGATGACATCTACAGCAACCTTGCTTCTGTTATCTACGACCGACCCATTAACAAGCACGATGACCCGACAGAACGGTTCGTCGGCAAGACAGCTGTACTCGGTCTAGGTTATGGAATGGGTGCGCCCAAGTTCCAATCCACGCTCGAAGCTGGCGCTATGGGTCCACCCATGACGTTCACCACCGACGAAGCGTACAACGTAGTAAATACATACCGCAGTACATACTCAGGTATACCTTTGTTATGGCAAAAGCTGGAACTCAAGCTCGCCAACACCATAACCAGACAAGATGAAGACTGGCACGGTCTTAGATTCGCAGACCGCAAGATACATCTGCCGAACGGTATGGCTCTGCACTACAACAATCTGCGGTATGAACGTGGGAAGTTAGTTTACGACAGTCGCAACACGGAGTTTACCTGGGGCGGACGCATCGCAGAAAACGTTGTTCAAGCGTTATCACGAATTATTGTGACCGATGCGATGCTACGCATTCAAAAAGATCCGACTCTAGATGCCGAAGTTGTGCTCACGGTCCACGATGAAATCGTAATAATTAGCCAAGCTAATAACCCAGATGCTACAATGGACAAACTAATTGCTCATATGTGCACACCACCAGACTGGGCATTAGACATTCCCCTCGATGCAGAAGGGGGTTACGACGTTAGTTACAGCAAATGATTTATGCCACGTTTAGTACTAACAAGGAAATTAACCGAAAAAGTTGTCATCCATGATGACGACGGCGTTCTGGCGAGAGTAACAGTCTCAAAGGTTGACAGGAATCAAGTCCGGCTAACATTCGAAGCGGATAACGAGATCAGGATTGATCGACAGGAAGTATTCGACAAAAACGCAAATCCTACTAAATAATTATTAGCCATGCTAATATAGACCGCTCTGTAGGAGGAGCCGATGCAACTTACCTTTTTAGAAGCCGCCAATGGACAGCGGCTAAGTAAGCGACACTGTCCAAAAACAGGGTTCACACCCTATCCACACGTAAAAAGCGTTACATCACACGAAGAAACCATACCTTTAGATACTGCTGGTTTGGCCATGCTCGAACAACTACTGCGTTCTCATGGTGAAGATGGCCATTGCTTACTCAAAGGTAATCTCAAACGACCAATACAGAACGAATCACGTGCTGGAAAGACCGACCGTATTGGTTATTCCAACTTACTAGTCTTAGATATTGACGGCATCACTATACCTAGCCACACAAATCCCAAGACATTCACAGACAAAGATGTCAGTACGCTTGCTAAAGCAGTCATGCGTGAGTTACCTCCCGCCGTTCAAGACTGCAGCTTCTTAGCACAGGCGTCTGCAAGTCTTGGTCTCAAGGGTGACAAAGTCTCCCTCCATATATTTATCCTGTTGCAACACGCTATGCCTGCTAAGTCAGTCAAGCTGTGGCTACAGAACTGCAACTTTGAGTCTCAGCTGTTCTCGTCTCAACTAGAACTGTCTAGTAATGGTCACTCTCTCAAGTACCCACTCGACACAAGCGTAGCTGACAACTCAAAACTAATCTTCATTGCCCCTCCTACCTTTGAAGACGGGACCCACGATCCGTTCAGTTCCTCGGCTGAGCGGATCGTGCGTGTTTCCGGTATTACGGAGACTCTTGATCTAGCAAAACTCATGGGTGATATCAGCCCAGAGGTAGTGCATCAAAAGAGCAATGAACACAAAAACAAGCTACGTACACAACGTGGCTTCAAAGCTAAGAAAGAACGCTTAACCATCGCTACTGTCGACAATAAGTCGGAAGAGATCCTGACTAATCCGGACCGCATGTCGATTGCAATAGCAGACGATACCAACCCACCGTACATCCGGTGCAACGTTAACGGCGGCGACAGCAACGCGTACTACTTCAAGCTCGAAGACCCAACGTACATGTTCAACTTCAAAGGCGAACCTATCTGGTCTATCGAGCAAGCAGACCCAGACTTCTATAAGTCTCTGTTTGATGTGTACCAAGAAGAAATGGAGAAAGAAGGTCGAGCTAACTTCCCTGTAGTGTTGCGTGACTTCTATACAGACACTTACTACAACGGAGTATTCGACCCTAATCTCAACCAGTTTAGCGATGAGTTCCCGCTGATGCCTTGCTCATCCTCAAGTATCGAAGGATTCATGAGATCACACGGTCGTAGCAAGCCTGACTACGTGCCCGACGCACAAGTCGTCTTTGATCCAGCGTCTAATGACGACGCAATTAATCTGACTAACGTTCCGTACCACATCAACATGTTCCGTAAAACGGAGTACATGTTGGCGAACCGTGAGCACGAACCGCTAAGCATGGGTGACGCAGCTAAGATTGCTGACTCATGCCCGCTGATCTACAAGTTGATGACTCACATCTTGGGAGGACAGTCACTTGAGGTAGAACACTTTACCAACTGGTTGGCTTACATCTTCCAAACCAAGAAGAAAGCGATGACCGCATGGGTACTGCAGGGCGTACCTGGGACTGGTAAGGGTATCTTCTATACAAAAGTACTCAGACCGTTGTTTGGTTACGAGCACGTCCCAATGCGTGCACTGCAAAACATTGAAGAACAATTCAACTTATACATGAGACAAGCGCTCTTCCTAGTGGTTGATGAGTTTCATATGGCTTCAGCCAACTCAGGCACTATGAAGATTGCTGACAAGCTCAAGAACGCAATCACAGAAAACACGATGACTATCCGTGCAATGCGTTCCAATCAAGTTGAAATGCCTAACTACACAAACTTCATCTTCCTAACTAACAGGATGGATGCAGTAAAAATTGAAGAAGGCGACCGTCGATACAACATCGCACCTCGCCAAGAGCAGAAACTCGAGCATGTGTATCCAGAAGTTATCGACGGTATCGATAACATCAGTAAAGAACTGCACAAATTCGCAGCATTATTACGTCACTACAAAGTAAACAAGCAGCTAGTACGTACGCCGATTGCAAACAACGCAAAAGCACAAATGGCTCAAGTCACCATGTCTGTAATGGAAGAGTTCTTCGCTGCAGTACGTCATGGCAACTTGCAGTTCTTTACAGACATTCTCGATATCAGTCTAACAAACGTACTGCAAGGTCAAGAGATCACCACTGCACAACGCTTCGTGAAGCAATGGATAGCCGAATCTCAGTGGCCGCACTCAGTTATACCAATGGAAAACTTACGAGTTGTATATGGCGTGCTTACTGACGATCGCCTGTCTCAACGTGAGTTCCAAAAGAAAGCCGCACGATGTGGCATCAGTAAAGAACGGAAACGCATTCACGGAGCTCCGCGCAGTGCACACCCAATTACTGGCGTAGTAACGAAATGGAAACTCGATTGTGAACAATTACAAGAAGTCACTGATAAGTACTTTGATGACAAGGATCGCAAGTTACTTGCTGTCAAGTAGGTATATTAGCTATACTAATATATCTACTTACTACTACTAGGAAAGTAAATGATTAAGTTAACTCAGGACACGAGACCAGACGACGTAGTCGATTTCGAGAAACCAGAGGTGCTAGGCGATGTCAGAGCGTGGAGTTATTCAGCACTTAAAGTCTATGAAGAGTGCGCTTACCGAACATATATCAGCCGTGTCAAAGGCGTTAAAGAACCTAGCGGTCCAGCTGCAGACCGCGGTACGCAGATCCATCAATACGCTGAAGACTACGTCAACGGAACTATGGGAGAGATGGCTGACGAGCTGGGACGCTTTAAAGACGAATTCGAAACGCTTCGTCAACTCTACGCAGAAGCGAAAGTAGAACTCGAAGGCGAATGGGGTTTTGATCTCGACTGGGAAACAGTCGGGTGGATGCAAAAAGAAACTTGGGCACGCATCAAACTCGATGCCCTAGTGCACGAAGATGAAACCTCTGCTCGTGTCATTGACTACAAAACAGGTAAGAAGTGGGGTAACGAGATATCCCACGGGCAGCAAGGTTTGCTGTATGCCATTGGCACCTTTTTCAGATACCCACACTTGCAGTTCGTTCAAGTTGAGTTCTGGTATCTCGATAAAGGTGAAACCACCAAGAAAACATATACGCGAGACCAAGCGATGGTCTTCGCGCCAGGGTTTCATCGACGCGCTGTAAAGATGACAACCGAAACAGAATTTGCTCCGACACCCAGTAAAGACTCATGCAGATGGTGTTCGTTCCGTAAAGGTGACGAACCCGAATGCACGTGGGGTGTCAGCTAACCGACTTATTTCTCCTCCCCTTGAAGTAAGACCTTGCCCCACTAAGTTCATTCCCTTGCTTAGTGGGGCTTTTTTATTCCCGATCGGAATCCAAATGATCCTCATGAATCACGAAGAGAGAAACCCTATGAAAAAACTATTGATACGTTTTGGTTACGCAATCGCTGTAGCCGCTTTACTAACTGTAATCGCGCAGATGCTGGCAGTCGGCTTGTACGTATTTGTACTTGTCGCTGTCGTCTGCACTGTCGCGTATTTCCATCTAAGGACTAATGAATGACGTTACTCGGAATACTTAACGCAATAGAAATTCTTCTTATCGCACTTACGTTAATAGGAGTTGTTTATGATCTTAGCGGGTCTTTTGTCAGCAGCAGGTCTCCTGTTCCTGATATTTAAGTTCGGTGTTCGCCGAGCTATCTCATTCGATATCCCAATCGATATCGCATGCACTGGCCTCCTGATGTTCCTGTTCGCAGGGACATTTGGCGGCATGTTTGCAGCAATGATTGGCGGTCTCGTTATCTCAGTCACTTTGTTTGTCATGAAGAAAACCATGACTCGCGAAGTACTCATGTATGTCAAAACCAAAAAGTTTCCCTACCGCGCATTCCGGTGGGTGGAGGTAGATCCATCATGATTGAAGTACTCGAATACTTAGCTGCAGGCGGCGTCTTCGGACTGTTTGCATTACTAACTTACGGCGGCTTTCTCATCGCTAAGGATGAAGAGCAACGCTACAGAGATCGTCGCAACGGGAGAAAAAACGATGAAAGAAATAAGCGCTAGTCACGAATCACGAACCTACGGTCAACGTATCCGTTTCCAGATCGAGTTTATGCACACGATGTTGGCCTCGGGCCGTGAGATCGAAGCACTAACCGCGATCAACAAAGCACTGGATCTAGCCGACGAAGTGCATCAATTGGAGGAACAAGTTAATGGCAAAAAGTGACCTTTTCCATGCTCTCGGTGAAATTTTACAGGATCAAATCAATGCAAATGTTTATGAAAAGAGATGGCACCGTAGTCGAGTACAAGCTCGTAACCGACCCAGCGGAAGCAGAGATCTGGACTACACACCGTTTGAAGAAGTCCGAGATCAAGATCATGACGAAATGCGATCGGACGACAGCCGCTGAACTCAGACAGGAGATCCTCGATGACATCCTTAGCCGAGAACCAAATCCCAGTAAAAAATCTGCGCCCCCCGCAGACGAGATACCTAAAAGGCATCAAGCCGCCAAGCCTCAATATGTTAAAGCGAGGCAAACAAAACGCCAAGCTAGGCGATAAAGTAACCGTCAGGAAGTGGAAAGGCATGACCATGTACTCGCTATCGCTAGAAGAGCGTGCCACCTGCCCTTCTGATTGCGAGCAATGGAACAACTGCTACGGTGACAACATGCCGTT